GCCTCCCCCTCATGGCGAGTGAGGGTAAGTAAACGAGACGATGACGGATGGGGCAAGCAACGGCCGCTCACATTCCGACCAATAAGGACAGACCTATGAACGCAGCCTGCAGAACCGCGCGGTCACCATCCCTCTTGTGCGATCGTGGACAAAACATGTTCGCCTACATGTAGCAAGATCGACTGGCGCTATCGGAAGCGCCACTACCGGCAGTTACTGGCTGCCACAGGCTATCATTTGCTGACAGCATGCATACTCAGAAACCCGGGTGCGTAAGACCCGTTAGTAAACACTATCCTGAGGTGTGAGCCGCGAACTTATGTTCACAGCTCGCGGCGAGATTTACATCTCGCCACCGTGCTCGAGAGGATCGAGCCCGGTTGCACGGCGAAGGTGGTCCTGCACACGGATTGTCGCGTAGGCCGCTGCCGCCGCAGCGCCCGTACGCAACATGTCAGAGGCCGTGTCACGGAACACATGGGTGTTCTGTTCGTACAGGTCCTCCGCCATCGTGCGCAGCACCCCCTTCTCCGTGGGTGCGCCCTTCGTCTTGCCAGCCTCAGTGGCCAGCGCATCCCAAGCAGCATTGCCACCCAGAATGTCGACGGAGCGCATCACCTTGCCGCGCGCGCGCGGCCCGACGACCTGGTAGTGCCAGTACACTTCCACGTCGAACGGCACGCGCACGGTCGTGTCGCCTCCGACCACCATGATGACGATCGTCGGCGTTTGCGAAGTCGCGGTCGTGTAGTGATAATCCGACTCACGAGCCGGCACCCACACTGCACGATGCCAACGCATCGTGCCCGCTTCCGCGCGCGCCTCATCGTAGGCGCGAAGCGTCGACTCCGTTTTGAGCGCAAGTGATTGGTGGTCCGGCTCAGCCAGCGCAATCACCACACCGCCCTCGTGGAGCTTCGTGCCGCGGTACATGACACGGACGCCGCAGGAGACGAGCCGATGCTCAAGGAGATCATCTCCGAGAGCGTCGAGCCCGTACGGCGAGTTCGAAAACAAGCCGGTGACGCCCCTCGCGCCGAGATCGACGTCAGCGTCCGCGAAGGTGGCGTCCGTCACCCATGCGGCCACTTGGTCGTTGGCGATCGCCGCTTTCGGCGCCACGGCGACGAAGCCCACGTTGCCAGAGCCCGTCGTCATCGTCGTTTTGGCGAAGACGGTCAGGCCCGCCGACGGCAGGGCCGGTGGGAGTGGGATAGCCACGACCTCCGGCGTCTGGAAGGGGTTGGTCACGAGGTTGGTCCATGCTTTCGTGTGGCTCGGAACAGAACAACACCACACATCCGCACGGCCACGTCGCGCGGGCGCCTTCGACGTAGACTCCGCCTGTCGCTTTTTGGCGCGCTCGCGCGCGCGCTTCTTCGCTGACTTGCTTTTCGGCATCGGTTCTCGTCCACGGAAGTACCTGCGGGGTTCGGATCGAAATGATCCGAGTTTGGTTCTGGCTAGTTTAAGGAGGGGCGCCACGTCCTCCGCTCTGAACATCAACTTGTCGAGCTAAGTTAACGACATACGTCGAGGCAGTTTAAAGACCTGCCTAGGTCATACACCTTGGATGTGATTAAGCGCCACTACTGGGCGCCCAGGTGTTAACGTTACGACGAACGGGTCGACGAGGGGACGACCAACACGCTACATAACTCTGAGCCAAGAGGTTCCCGCTACTAAGCCGCGGTGGGCGACGAGCATGGCGATGGTCTCGTTATTACCACCACCACACCCGCACTAACGCCATTTACCATCCACAATGTATCCGACACGCTCGAAGATCTGATCAAAAATCGGATGTTCGAAATTGAGTTGCGCCGCCATTGCCGGGAGCTCACGCTTAAAATCCCAAAACAACTCCTCGTCAATCCCATAATAGGTACAGAATTGCGAAAGGCCGTCATCGCCGTAAGGAGTGCTCGCGGCGAGATAGAACTTGTGCACGTCAGGATGGACCTCTTCTTTAACTCCGGCGCACGTGCGAGGAAGGCGCTCGAGAATTGGCAGAACAGCTCCGACAATGTCACCGAATACGGGTGTGCCACGCGACCCAACATACAGGCCGCGAAATTTCTCATAAAACCGCCCCGCGACGAACTCTGGTTCGCGAGACATATTCGTGGGAATCATAGCATGAAACAACGTAGCAAGACGACGATGGGCCTCTGGCACCCAGGACATAAACGGCCAAACGCCGGATGCCCGCATGGCACAAAACTGAAGCTCAATAGGATTGTTGACTATATCAACAAAACTGCCCTCCAATTTGAGAGCAACGCCGGCCGCGCGACGCTCGACAGCCTCCCAGCCGCCGAGTGGTGCGTTCGTCGCGAGGCCGACAAGGTCGTCGCCTGCACAGCCAATATCGATCTCCGTACCCAAAGGATACATAAAGCTCATGATATCAGCAATAATCACAGCGGTGATTGTGCTGTTCGAGATCGTGGTCTCAAAAACGCCCGACGGGAGCTGTGGCTCAACCGTGAACTTAACGTTGGCTAATCCGAGCTTCTCTAGGTCTCGGTCGCTCAACGTCAACTTGAGGCGTTCGTAAGCACGGGTCGCAAACGCAACTCGCCATGCGGCGCTGGGGTGCACGCCATACCGTTCGAGGATGTCGACAACACCAACGAACATTGCTTGGATGTAACTACGAAGCTGCAACGAATCACAGTTCACTACATCAAGCCAGAAGCCGCTCACTGGAACGCGGCCGGCATCAGCCATCGTACGGAACAAGAAGTCCTCCTCCTTCTTGCCGTAGCCAAGCGTGATGTAGACCAAACGACCACTCAACCGCAGCGGTCGCGTCCCGTCAAAAATTTTCAGCAAAGCTTCACCCACATAAGTGCACTCCAAGCCAAAAGCGAGGCCAATAATAGGCTTCACCGCGCAAATAACACGAGGCTTGGGGCGCTGGCCTAAACGCATCTCATCACCTTTCTGAGACACAGTTGCAACCATCTCTTTCATGCCGAGCGCTCGCATGGCATCTGCCACGATAGAATCGTAGTCAAAGGTGCCAGAGCTGTACTTGGACAGGAGCTGGAGATAGACGCTTCGTCGCTTCTTCTCAAATCTAGAAATCCAGAGACGAATCGCATCCTCGGTCGGCGTCGGCCATGGCGGCAAGGACACAGGATAATCAAGTGTCATCTCACGCGCCGGAGGTCCAGTCAAAATTGCGGACAGCCGATATGCTCGGTCTGTCGGGAGCGCTGCAGTTATCTCCTTGGCCGTGGCAAACCCCGTGTAGGCTTGCGTGTTGGGCAACACTCGAATGGCCAAGGCCGCATATTTGTTATGCAGGCAGTTCTCATACGCGAAAGGCTCAACGCGAAAACCTTTCACCCACAACCCACCACCGAGCTGAGCGATGAGCGGAATTGGATTGCGACACGCAGGGATTTTTGCGGTCAAGAAGGAGACATCTATGCCTTTGGGGTACTTGCGGTTGCGCGTGAGGTCAAACATGGAGCGTGAAAGTTCACACCACCAATCTGGCACATCACGATGGATACATCTGGTCGGTAGTATCCCCCATGAAAACCCTCGAGTGGGAAAAACGAAAGGTTTTGCGGGCCGCGAGACATAGTCAACTCGTGGCAAGATCATGTCGTCCGGCCCATTATACAGAGCTCGCACAGCATGGTGCGTTGAACGACAAATCGCCAATTTTAAAACATCTGGCAGCTGCTCGCGTCCAGCCACCTCGTAGCGAGCACGGAAAACCCGAAGAATTTCACCGTTCAACGCAGACGAAGTGGGAACATCAGAGCGGCGTGAGATGTTCATCATCACAGCCGCTACTAAATTGACGTCCAACGCAAGCATATCTATGCCAAACGACGACCGTGAACAGGGGCAACAAACGACTCTGCCCTCATTACGATCGTCAACCATGCGCTGATAGTCAGCGTATCGTGGAACCGGAGCTCGCCGACACGTCAACCGCGCCCAAAGTGCAGCGATAACCGCGCACCAGGACTTGCGCGTGAAAAAGACGCGCTCAGTCAAAAACAACTGGCGCTCCCCGTTCACAAACCCCAACGCAGCATGGATGCGTAAGGCATGGCCGTCATAACACGGTAACCAGCCAAAACGATACACATTCATGCCGCTCTTAGAGCTCGCCACCTCCGAATGATAGAGGACACCTCCATCCGGCAAGCCCACCCACCCACGCTGCGCTATCGCAGGCGCAGGATGGAAATACCCGACAGGGTTACCAGCCACGTACGCCTCGACAAAAATCCGAGGGTCCACGGCACGCAAGAAGTCGTCAGAGAAGTCTCCGTCAAATTCCGCGTACGTGATAAACGTAGCAATAACTCGACCGTCCTTAATCCAAGTTTGGACAGTCTGTGAGTAATCATGATTACTCCCGTACATCAGGGCGCCATCTCGCACCAAATTCCCGAGCAAGGACCATTCGCTCTGGGAAAAGTAGTGTGAACTGAATTCAGACAAGATGACATCGGTCGTGCAAAGACCGGCCATGGCGATCGAACCGACGAACGTGCGGGCAGGATTCTGCATTGCACGTTCCGGATCGCCAGGCGAATGGATTTCGCACTGGAACAAGACTCGATTGAGAATATCGAGCCGAGGAGGAACCAAACAACCGAGCGCTTTCGCAAAACGCGCAGGCGCGGCGTGCAGCATGACAATACGCGAATAGCGTGCTGAGTCAATGAGAGGCACGACCTGCCGAAGCATTTCGACGAGAAGCGCGAAGCGCATATCCGCCATGCACTTATGCGGGTTCTCAAAATCGGTGCCGAACGTCCGATACTCCACCAGGGGAAGGCGGGGCGGGGGGACGTCCGACA